TGTTTATGGTAATGAATTTCAAAGATACAAAGTTGATGTTGATAGAGATGATCTCTGTCACTTGATTGGAAATTATTCAGAATACTTGGTAGCAAAATTTAACAGCTTAGATGATAGACCTTACACTATTTTATGTGGAAGGGGGTTGAAAGATCCAGAGAAGACTGCTCTTAGGTGGTTAGAATATTGTAATATTAGAGATCAAGATCCAGAAGCTGATATATTAAAAGAGTTTGAGTTAGTTTTGAAGGTAAACAAAGATGATGAAAGCGAGATGTAAACTATGTAACACAGAATTGAGAGCAACAACTAAAGTTCAAGTCTGTAGGTGTGAAAATCAAATGACGATTGTTGATGAAACTGTTGGGGCTAACGATATTAGTCAGGTAATCCTTACAGAATATGACAAAACTGTTAAATATGATGGTATTCTGACATTTGATGATCTAAAATACCAAGAGGAACGCCGAAGAAGAGGCGTTAAAAAATTAATCTACGAGGAACGATGATCAGTCTAGACGAAAAGTACCATAGTTATCTTGAAAAAGGTAAGTCATTGAAAATTGATGGCGTAAATGAAAAGCTTACGGGCTATGGATACAGTTGTGACGGATCAGAAATTGTTGGGTTTTACTTGACAACTGTAAATTATAAGTTACACTATAATCTCAACGAACAATTTATTAAACTTGAGGCACTCAGAGAACTCTCCGAGTAACCTTATACATACTATACATGAAAGTAAATTAGAAAAATGAATTTATTGCCTGATGCAGAGTTGTTCTTTTGGAATAACAAATCAAAAAAATTGGTGAAGAAATCAGTACACTCATTGTTCAAGGGTAAAGATATTCTTCTTGTCTCTGTGTGCGGTGCTTTCACACCTCCATGTACAGAGATGGTCAAGGAGTACGAGAAACTTTATGACACTTTCATCAAAGAAACTGTTGTTGATGACATCTATGTCGTTTCTATGAACGATTCATTTGTGATGGACAAGTGGTTCAAAGAAATGAAGATCAAAAAACTTAAGTATCTTCCAGATGGAAACGGAGCATACATTTTAAGACTTGCAAAACAAGGTGGAATGGCTGCAACTCAATGTTCTGTTAAGATGTACAATAAAGGTATGGGAATGAGAGCATGGCGTTGGGTCATGTTAGTGGAGAACAATATACAGATGGTTTATCTTGAGGAAGAGACACCAGACGGTGCTTCAACCAGAGACAACTTACCTAATGATCCATTTGAACTCACTCATGCAAGTCAGATGTTAGAGTTTCTAAAAAACAGAGATCAGATGGATCATATTAATGAGGTAAATGCTGCATCAGAATCTCTACAACATATGCCAGGATCAACAGATCATCTACCCAAAACACAAATAATGTAATGCAAGTTATTTCACTTCGATATCTTGAAGAAAACTTTGAAGAATTGGTCGATCGAGCGTCAGCTGGAGAGACCTTTTTAATAGATACTCCTGATGGACAGGTAGCACTTGTTCCTCATAAGGATATTCTAAAACCAGTTATTGATTCTGGACAGGCTAAAGATATAGAGCACATGTGGAATCATGATGACGGTGCTTGACAAAAACTAAATATAGGACTACAATAGTAACGTAAACACAATCGGAAAATGTCCACTTTCATTTCTAAGTTCAAGAAAAATCTTGATGCTTTGGAGGGAGCAGTAGACCAAGAGTTTGCACTCGACTTCAAGTATCCAAAGATTTACAAAAAAGTTTTAAGGTACTATAAGGGAGAAGGTTATGAGTTCAGCGATGAAGATCCAGAACAGGAGTATTCATTGTTAATGAGTCTGATTGCGGAAGATCTAGGAGTTTCTAAATGATTGATGTAGTATGCCACAACGAACCATACAGGTACGTTCAAATGGAAGAACTCTTGGATAATGGTAATCCCGATTACCGTATTCAAAAGTACAATCAGTTCACAGGTAGATACAAAGACATGTATCTATGTGATAATTACATGCAATTCAAACTTGCCATTGATGACTTTGAATATACAAAGTGGTTAGATCCAGCTGGGGTTCCTTGTTACGTTAAGGATGACTGATCCTTCTCTACCAGAGAAGGCGGCTAACTTATCAAAAACTGCCTATGATATTGTTAAAGGTTTCGTCTTTGACGGAACCTTACTTGTTCCTGATGAGGTTAAAAAAGCACGAATAGATATATGTAGAGACTGTAATAGATTTGATCCAGACCGACACTTGTGTAAAGAGTGTGGTTGTTTTTTGGTAAATAAGGTCAAGTTTAGTGCAGCACATTGCCCACTAAATCTTTGGTAACATAATGGACACCGAAATTAAATATGAATTCCATGAGTTTATTGGAATATTTGAAAACGCAATAGACCCACGCTTCTGTGATTTCCTTGTAGACTACATGGACAAGGCGGAGTTTGTAGATTTCAAAAGAAATTTTAGTCATGTAAAAGATAAACAAATATGTCTGGATGGATTTTCTCCTAGTGAGTGTTCCAATTTGATGAAATATGTTACTAATTGTTTGTTTCATTACATCAATGAATATACCTACCTAGGCAATTTCAGTTATGTAAGTTCTTTGTGTCTACTTCAAAAGACAGAACCTACTAACGGATATCATTTGTTCCATGCAGAAAATGTAAATTGGAATCTAGGTAACAGAACTATGGCATGGATGGTATATTTGAATGATGTGGAAGAGGGTGGAGAGACAGAATTTTTATATCAAAAGAGAAAAATAAAACCAAAGAAAGGAACTATTCTTATTTGGCCTGGTGGATATACTCACTTGCACAGAGGCAATCCTCCCATGAGTGATAAGTATATTGCTACTGGTTGGTGGCAAGGAAACATTGGATTGCAACAAGTAAACTCAGCAGGGGTTCTTGATAATCAATACAATGAAAGTTTAAATGCAAGCTGATGTCTGATATTCATATTCTATTTCCAACACCAGTTTATCAAACTGTCATAGAGTTTAGACCATCTGAACTGAAACACATGTTAGATTTTCTAAAGGCATGTGAATGGAGACCAGATATGGATATAGTCAACAGACCTAACGGAGAGACAACAAAACTACAAGAGGATTTACTTTCATATCCAGAGTTGAAATTGTTAGAAAATAATATTGAGAATGAAGTTCATAAGTTCGCTAAGTCCCTACAACTTGATTTGAACAAACATGGGTTGAAAAGAATTAATTCTTGGGGTAATCTACAAAGGAAGGGAAATTATATTAAAGAACATCGTCATAATAATACTCAGTTTGCTGGAGTGTTTTATCTACAGGTTCCTGAGAACAGCGGTGACATTGTTTTTTCTACTAGAAATGCCACATGGATTACAAGTCATTGGGAACCATCCGTGACTGGGTATGATGATCTCAATAGTTTTGAGAAAAAATTTGAACCAGAAGAGTGTGGTCTATTTCTTTTCCCTGCACACCTAGATCACTATGTAACTCCTTCATTTTCTAGTGAGGAAAGATATAGTATCTCATTCAATTACAATCTAGACGGCAAGTTTTTTGGGGATTGTAATAATCATCTCACATTTGAAGTTAAAACATGATGACTCCAGAAGAGAAAGAACTCAGATCAACTTATAATTATTATAAGGATACTAAGATGGGTTTCTTTACTAAAGATGGATACGCTGCTGTACCATGCGGTAAATCCAAAAGAGTGATAGTATATGAAGGAGAGATCCTACACACAGCTATTAATGATGACACAGCAAGGAACTGGATTGCACGCCACAGGAAGAAAAGAAAATGACTAGAATTTTAGTAACTGGACACAAAGGATTTATTGGCAAGGAACTGTTCTCCTCTCTGAGAGAAGTTTTTGGATACGGTGTTCAAGGATTAGATAGACCAGATGACATTGGAGACTTTGTAGGTCCCTCTGGTATGTTCGCAGAACATTGGGATTGTATCATTCACCTTGCAGCCTATGCTGCACTGAGAGATAGTGTGGATAACCCTCAGAAATTTTGGGATAATAATGTAGAAAAATCAAAACCTATCTTTGATTATTGTAGACAGAATAACGTTAGATTATTATATGCAAGTTCTGCTGGAGCACACGAGTGGTGGCAGAATCCTTATGCTATTACAAAGAAAGCAAATGAACTCATGGCACCACCTAACAGTGTGGGTATGAGATTCTTTAATGTGTGGGCAGAAGAAGGGAGTAGAGATGATATGTTATATGAAATGTTGAAACAAAAAACTGCAAAATATTTGACGAGACATAAGAGAGATTGGATTCATGTATTGGATGTTGTAAGAGCAATTCATTATTTGATTACTAGCACATACACAGGAACTATTGATATTGGAACAGGACAGATGACATCTGTATTGGATCTCGCTGAGTCTTTGGGTATGAGTCATCTTCCCATCAAGGAGGACACTCCTAACGAACCTGATGAGTTATGTGCAGATGTGGCACCTATGATGGAACTTGGTTGGTTTCCAACTGTAAACATTATTGCACAAACCGCTAAAGTCTGATACAATAAATAAGATGAAGTTTATTTCAAACTTGTATGGATAAGAAGACAGCACTAGTATTGGGTGCAGGCGGCTTCATAGGAAGTCACATGGTAAAACGATTACGAACAGAAGGGTATTGGGTTCGTGGCGTAGATTTAAAGTACCCCGATTTCACTATGAGTGCTGCAGATGAGTTCATTCAAGATGATCTTAGAGATGTAGGCCTAGTAGCAAGAGCATTAGATGTAAATGGAGATACATTTGACGAGATATATCAGTTCGCTGCAGATATGGGTGGTGCTGGTTACATCTTTACAGATGAACACTCTGCTGATATCATGCACAACTCTGCAACAATCAATCTAAATGTATTGAATGAGCAAGTTGCATTGAATAGATTGTTAGGTGTAAACAAAACAAAGATATTCTATTCTAGTTCTGCGTGTATGTACCCAGAACATAATCAACTCGATCCCGACAACCCAGACTGCCGTGAAGAATCCGCTTACCCTGCTAACCCTGACTCCGAATATGGATGGGAAAAACTCTTCTCGGAAAGATTATATCTCGCTTATAACCGTAACTATAATATACCTGTTTGTGTTGCTCGCTACCATAATATATTCGGCCCCGAAGGAACTTGGGACGGAGGAAAAGAAAAAGCTCCAGCAGCTATCTGCCGTAAGGTCGCGTCACTCCCAGATGTGGGAGGAACGATTGAAGTGTGGGGTGATGGGTTGCAGACTAGATCCTTCCTCTACATCGACGAATGTATTGAAGCAACCTACAGATTGATGCACTCTGATTTCCAAGGTCCTGTGAACATAGGATCAGAAGAAATGGTCACTATCAATCAGTTGGTAGAAACTGCAGCAAGAGTATCAGGAAAGGTTGTTAGAAAGGCACACAAACTTGATGCACCTCTAGGTGTTCGTGGACGTAACTCAAACAACGATCTTGTAAGAGAAAAACTTGGATGGGATTACTCACAAACTCTTGAAGAAGGTATCGCCAAGACTTATGCTTGGATCTCTGAACAAATTAAATCTCGCCAACATGGCGTAGTTGACATTACATCAAAGGAACTAGAACATGCGAAAAGTAACTAAGAAAAATATCAAACTTGATAAGGATGCAATCCGTTCTCTAGATGTTTCACATCTTGCAGAACAATCACTCAACCCAAATGACTGGCTCAGTGCTGGTCAGAGTGAATACCGATTGTATTCTTGGTTATCTACAAAGTTCAATGATTCTATCATCTTAGATGTTGGTACAAGGACAGGAGGTTCTGCTCTTGCACTATCTTACAATGATAAAAATAAAGTTATTAGTTATGATCTAGTTGAACAGGGTGCATCAAAAGGAATCAAGAAAGAAAACATTGAATTTAAGATTCAAGATTTTAGAATGGATGACTTGAATTGGGATCATGTATCTATTATAATGATTGATGTTGACCCTCATGATGGAACGGCAGAGGAAGAGATGTTTGAATTCTTAGAAGAGAAAGGATGGTCTGGTATTGTTCTTCTCGATGATATAGGTCCTCAGTGGCCTGAGATCGAAGACTTTTGGAACAGGATCACATTCCCTAAAATTGATGTCACTGAGATCGGACATATGAGTGGTACAGGTCTTGTCAATTTCGATGAGAAACATTCCGTTGCTTGGATTTGATGGAGGTTGTTATTACAAAAATGGATTATGAAGACATGTATTACGAGCAAAGGGCTCGTAAGATATTGGTGCTAGGATCTGGTGGTCAAGTTGGAGCATATCTAACTGACTACCTTAATCGTATGGGGAATGAAGTCCTTGAGTTTGATATCACTAATGGTATTGAACAGGACATGACAGTCATTCCTAATGGTGAACTTGAAGCCAAAATATACATGGCAGATTTTGTTTACTTCCTTGCCTTTGATGTAGGGGGATCACACTATCTTAAAAAGTATCAACATACTTTTCAGTTCATAGATAACAATACAAGATTGATGGCAAATGCCTTTGGTCTACTTGAGAAACACAAGAAACCATTTGTATTTGCATCATCACAGATGAGTAATATGTCTTACTCTCCCTATGGTGTATTGAAAAGAGTTGGCGAACTTTATACCAAGTCTCTTGGTGGATTGATCGTTAAGTTCTGGAATGTATATGGTATTGAGAAAGACATGGACAAAGCACATGTCATTACAGATTTCATCCGTAAAGGGTTTGAATCTGGTGATATAGATATGATGACAGACGGAACTGAAGCGAGGGAATTTCTTTATGCGGAAGACTGTTGTGAGGCGCTGGAGACTGTTATGGAGACATACCACGATCTCCATTCTGACGATGAACTTCATATTACTACTGGTGTTTATACAACTGTGTTGGAGATTGCGTCTGAAATTAAGTCATTATTTTCGGGTATTGGCAAGGAGATCACGGTTACTCCAGCACAGTCGAAGGACGAAGTGCAGAAGGATGCTAGGAACGTCCCTGATCCATTCATCCAAAAGTTTTGGCAACCAAAAACATCTGTCCCAGAAGGTTTGAAAAAAGTATTTGAGGAGATGAAAAAGGATTATGAATAAGTATGATGCCGAAGCGGAAGCACTAAGAGAGGCAGTTGAAAAAGCAAAGAAGAATCCAGAAGGATTAGATTTTCCTGTTCTAGGACCTGAGTCAAAATTTCCTATCAATCTTTATTGTAATGATTCATTAGAACCATCTACTTCGGCAAACAATAGGTCGGTCTATACTAGATGGATTCGTAATGGTACTGGACTTGTGAACCTCTATGTAAATGGAGAGGCACTAAAAATCTTAGAGGACGATAGCGACAAACCAAAATTTATTTGGTTGTTGGAGTCTAGGGAGATTATTCCAGATCAGTATAGATTTATAGAGGAGAATTATGATTTTGTTGCTAGTCGTGTTGATGGTATCTTTACTTGCGATCAGAGACTCACAACTGAGGCTGGCCCTGATGGTAAATTTCTCTATTGTTTATCTAATGCTGCTCCTTGGGTCATGGATAGGGCAGTCTATCGCAAATCAAAACTCGTCTCAATGGTCGCATCTAACAAGGGATATACAGTGGGACATCAACGTCGCCTCAAAGTCGTAGAATCATACTATAAAAAACAAGGTGGCGATGATTTATTTGGTTGGGGATTACCTCAAGAGTTACCACTAAAAGAAAAGTCAAGAGCATTGAGAGATTATATGTTCTCCTTTGCAGTAGAGAACGCAAACTATCCAACTTACTTTACCGAGAAGTTGACAGATTGTTTTGCGTGTGGAACTATTCCAGTGTATTATGGCACTGCTGGAGTGGCACAATACTTCAATCAAGAAGGTATCATTTTCCTAGATGAGAAAAAACCTTGGGAAAATATTCCTTGGGATAAACTCACACCAGAGTATTATGAATCCAAGAAAGATGTAATACAAGAAAACTTTGAGATTGCTCAGTGCATGAGAGTCGCAGAGGATTACATGTATGGAAATTATTTTGCACAAATAGACCCACTCAGAGATCAAAAACCTAAAGTAGCATGACTGAAATTATTGACGTATCTGCAACTGCTGTCACAGATGACCGCAGTGGATGGCAAGCAGAAGATAAAATTGCCGAAGAGTATCTTGAAGCATGTAAAGAAGCAGTTGCATCTGATGATGCGTTTGCTAATTTCAAATCTAATCCAAAGTACAAGACTATCCTAGAACATGTGCTTAAAGATCAAGGACAAGCCTATCTTAATATCTGTAAGGATATGAATGAAGATGCAGTGTGGGATAATATCGAGGAGTTTAAAGAGAATGATAAGATTGGTAATCCAGAATTGTATCCCTACCCAGGCCTGAAAGGTACGATATCTCCTACAACTCTTAGGTATATGAAGAATACTTTTGAGATGGGATTTTTACTTGATGGTGCTCCTGTTGGTAAGGTGGTAGAAGTAGGTGGTGGATACGGTGGATTGTGTAGAGTTTTAAGTAAGGTATGTGAGTTTGATGAGTATGTTCTAATAGATTTACCAGAGGTATCTGCTTTACAAAGAAAGTATTTGGATCAGTTTCCTGATCTAAAAGATAAGGTAACTTGTATTCCATGTACAGAGTATGAAGAGATCAAAGATGTAGATTTATTCATCAGTAATTATGCTCTATCTGAATGTGATCTTCCTACACAGATGGCATATTATGATAAGATAATTACTAACTCTAAGTTTGTGTATATGATATACAACCTTGTCAATTTCAATGAAAACTACTATAATGATTTCATAGAAAGAATCAAAGCGGACTACACATTTGATGTGGGTCGTGACTATGAAAACACTGTTATTCTAGCAACTAGAAAATGAATCGAATCGAAGATTACAAAACACTGACTATTGATGTGGTTGGGTGGTTGTGTAAATATGCACACGATAATAATGTGAACAGTTTTGTGGTAGGAGTTTCTGGTGGAATTGATTCTGCCGTTGCTTCTACCCTTGCTGCAAGAACAGGATTACCAACTTTCGTTATTGGTATGCCACTGAATCAAAAGAAGGATCAGGAGACACTCTCTGATGCACACATGTTTTGGTTGGCAAAAAAATATTCCAATGTAAAACATCTCAAGGCAGATCTTTCTGAAAGTTACGCCAAGTTCATGTCAGATTTGACAAATGAGTTTGGTATGGAGTATACTGGAAATCCATTGGCGAAAGCCAATACAAAATCACGCCTCCGCATGGTGACACTATATCATGTCGCTGCAAATGTAGGAGGTATCGTAGTAGGTACAGGTAACAAGGTAGAAGATTATGGAGTCGGTTTTTATACTAAGTATGGTGATGGTGGGGTTGACATTGCTCCGATTGCGGACCTTTACAAGTCCGAAGTCAGACGACTCGGAAGAGAACTCGGAGTGATCCCTGAGATCATTAATGCAACTCCTACAGATGGACTGTGGGAGGATGGTAGAAACGATGAGGACCAGATTGGCGCTTCATACGAACAACTGGAAGAGGCAATGGAGACTGGTGCAGGTCCTGCCTTAGAGATCTTGAACAAATTTAATGCACAAAACAAACACAAAATGAATCCTATCCCAACGTATAAATTAGAGGTTTAATTTCAAAATGAAAATCGGTGTTATCGGTGCAGGGAGACTTGGCATTTGTTTTGCCCTTCTTGCTGAGTCCGCTGGTCATGATGTAATCGTTTCTGACATACAACAAAGTTATGTCAGTAAACTTAATGCTAAAGAACTTTATAGTAACGAACCAGAAGTAGAAGATCTTTTGCTTCGATCTAAGAGACTTAGAGCGAGTACAAACAATCAAGATGTTATTAAATCTTCCGATGTTATTTTTACTTTTGTCCCCACTCCTTCTTTAGATGATGGCAGTTATGATTGTAGTTTAGTTGATGATGTTGTGTGTGATCTTATCAGATCTCCCAACTTGGAAGGAAAGAAATTTATTGTTGGATGCACAACCAATCCAGGCTTTGTAGATAGGGTAGATAAGAAATTAGAAGGAAGAGGTATAAGTGTATTTTATAGTCCTGAGTTTGTTGCCCAAGGAACAATTATCAGAGACATGAGAAATGCAGATATGATTCTGTGTGGTGGCAATGATGAGGAAGGATTTGAACTTATCAAATCAATCTATCTTTCATTCATGGAAAGAGATGTAAACTTCTATTCCATGTCTAATACTGCTGCAGAGATCACTAAGATTGGTATCAACTGTTTCCTTACATATAAGATCAGTTATGCTAACATGATGGGTCAGATTCTATACAACTCTGGGTGCGGTAAGGAGATCGAAAAGATCTTGGCATCCATTGGAGCGGACAGTAGAATTGGGTCTAAATATTTGAACTATGGTTTGGGTTTCGGAGGTCCTTGTTTGCCCCGTGACAACCGTGCTTTAGGACACTATGCTGATAAGGTTGGTCTTAAGTATAGTCTTCCTCAAGTAACTGATGATTTTAATGAAGCACATGCAGAGTTCATTAAGAACTACTGTGTCGAGTGTAATACAGAAGGTTTTGCTTTTTTCATTGATAGTATTGGTTACAAGGTAGGATGTGATCTTGTAGTTGAAAGTCCACGACTTAGACTCGTAGAAGATCTATTGAAGGATGGTCACACAGTATATGTGCAA